GGATAGGACGGGAACATCCAACTCTATGTCGCTTGACGGGCTGTTGATTGACGAGGCAAAATTCATTAATTTTGAGCGGTTGAAAGATGAGACCTTTCAGGCTAACCGAGGTAATGAAATGTATTTCAGTAAATGCTATTTGCATCATGGGATGACTGTTACTACTGATATGCCGGTCACTAAGGCTGGATCATGGCCGTTGAAGTATGAGAAGCTCATGGATAAGGACCTTCTATCCGTTGTACAGGGACTTGTCTATGATATCTGGAAACTCAAAAAGAAGATGAAAGAACATCCGGAGAAAAAGGAATATTATCAGACCAAGATAAGAAAGCTGAGAACATTGGCTGATCAGTGCCGTGGTCATTTGTGTTTGTATAAAGAGTATTCTTCATTTGAGAATCTGGCAATTCTTGGTGATCGGTTTTTCTATGATATGAAGAGGAATCTTCCGGCTCTTACCTTTGCAACTTCTATCAAAGGTTTGAGACTCGCAATCTCGATGGATGGATTCTATTCGGGATTGCGTCCTGTTAACTTGTATACGGCACCTAACCTGACACATCTTGATTCCTTGCAATATGATTTTGGTAAGCTTCAGGAAGAAGATTGCCGTATGGATTCAGATGTGGACAACTCACGACCGTTGATCATCGCATTTGATGCGAATGCCAATATTAACTGGTGTGTGGTTGGTCAGGTAGATGATGATAATAACCTGAGAGTAATCAAGTCGTTCTATGTAAAGTATGAACGGAAGATACCGGAGCTAATGGATGATTTCTGCAGATACTATCGTTACTATTCCTTCAAGCAGGTGATATTCTACTATGATACAACATTCATTGCTAACAACTACGCATTGCATAATGATGACTTTCACGCAACGATTGTCAAGGCATTGAAGAAGAATGGCTGGTATGTGAATGATGTCTGTGTTGGCAAGCAGATGAATCATATTGATAAGCAGGCGTTGATCAATCGTATGTTTATGGGCCGTGCGAAACATCAGGTGTTAATCAACCGTGATAATAACCGGGACCTTCTCATCTCTATTGAGACGGCAGGCGTTTATATGGGCAGGAAGGATAAGCGTGGAGAGAAACTGGCTGAAACCGAAGAAGACCGGTTGGAGAACCGGACAGACGGGAGTGATGCTTTTGATACACTTTGTATCGGAGTAGAGAAATTCCCGAAATTCCAGATGCGTATGTCTGGTGCAGTGACCAGTTCGTTTGGCGGACATTGATCGTTCTGATGGCAATTGTCATCTCATTTCTATTTCTTTTTAAGCCGTCCTGAGAACAGTATGATATACCTTTCTCAGGACGAAATAGGTTAGGACCTTATTCTATGAGCAGCACAATACGAATGCTGCGTTGCCTGGCATTCGTGTAGAGCTGCATTACCGCAAATTTCATGGCAATTGCCGTTGCATTTATTTCGTTGGTGATTACGAAAATTCTTTACATATTCCGCCAAATTTTCTGATGGCAATTGCCTGAGGATTATAGCGCAGTGGGGGGTACGCTTAAAGCGTCGGGACATCTTTTCGATTTACAACTGCCTATCGCCTTATGGCTCAGTCAGTTGTAAATCTACAGGCGTGCAAAAACAGTGTAAAAACGTGGTTTATGACTGCCAAAACAGCTCGTTTTGGCCGTTCAAAGCGCAAAATAGCCCTTTTTTAGAGGATTATTCGCAATATTGGCGCATTTAGTCCGCATATCGGCATGAATGTTCCACTAAAGATTTTATAGAGTGAGAAGTTTTGAATATTTTTGAAAATATCCGGAACTTATGATACGCGATAATAATAATTTTCTTATCTTTGTCTGACAATAAAGACCTGCGTGACAAACCATTTGTGAACAAAACTAACAAATTAACATTTTCTTATGACATCAATTGTTGCTGTATTAAACAAGCATGCTGTTGCTATTGCAGCAGATAGTGCTGTAACGATGGGAAATACTCATAAGGTGGTGAATAGTGCTAATAAAATATTTACTCTTTCGAAGTATCATCCGGTGGCTGTAATGATATATGGTAATGCCTCATTTATGGATGTTCCATGGGATATTATCATTAAAGAATATCGTAAATTTTTGGGAGAAAAAAGCTATTTAAGCATTGGGGAATATAGGGATAATTTTATTGCCTTTTTACATCAAAAACAATTCTTTTGTGATACACAGACCCAACATGCTTTCTTGAACTCGATGCTTGATAATTTTTATAATTTATGTTGTAAAGAAATATATAAGGAGAAAAATATTACGAATGTTGACTTAACATCTGCTTTAATTGAGGGGAAATTAAGTTCATGTCTTGCTATTAACAAAACGGCAGATAAATGTCCGGAATTTGAATCCTATACATTTGAAGAGTTTCTTCATTCTGTAGAAGAAGACTTTAAAAAATATGCAAGTGATAAAAAAATAGATAATTATAGACTTCTTTCTGAATCCTATTTTTATTACCTTTGTGCAACTTTTTCTGAGATTAATTACACGGGGTTAGTATTTGTTGGTTATGGAGAAGATGATATTTATCCGTCTTTAATGTCAATTAATGTTTCATCCATTGTAGTGGATAACCACCTAAAATATCATTTAGGTGAGGGGGTGGAAATATCCGAACATGGGACAGCTGCCTCAATTATTCCTTTTGCTCAAATAGATGTGACACAAACCATTGTTCGTGGGATTAATCCGGGTTTTCAAGATATTATCACTAATGTCATTACTAAATCGATAAAATCGTTTTGTAATACTATTACAAATATTATTGATAGTCGCCCAGAGAATAAAGATGTTTCATTATCTATAAAAAATCTTGACTTGAAGGAAATAGATAGACTTATTGTGACGGAGATAAATAAAGAAATGAAAATGAGTTATACGGATCCGTTAATGGGAACTGTTGTAGCTTTAGACAAAGAGGATATGGCAAACATGGCACGAAGTTTCATCTCTTTGACATCTCTTGTTAGAAGAATGCAACCTGCAGAAGAAACTGTTGGTGGGCCTGTTGATGTTGCTGTTATTTCTAAAGGAGATGGGTTTATCTGGATTAATAGAAAACATTATTTTAAGCCAGAATTTAATGCCCAATTTTTTAATAACTATTTTAAATAATAAAGAATAAATTATGGTAAACACATATTTTGGGAGTACTTGTTCAACATGTCAGAATAATGATTCCTTTCTGACCCAAGATGAAATAACGAAGATATCAGATAGGATCTCTAAAAAGGTATCAAAAGAGATTTCTCGACAAATAAAAAAATCGATTTCTTCTCATTCTGCTGAATTGGAAAAATAGGAATAAGATTTTGGGTGTACAGAGTTTTGTACACCCATTTCGTTTTGTAACATGGAGGTCTTTAGAACTTCTGAGAATGAAAAACTCTGGTTGCTGTAATAATCTAAGAATGAATCTTTTTGTTATTTTCCATAATAAATCTTAGAAATGAAAAAAAATATTTTGGGTATTATTGCTATAGTAATATCTATTGTTGCATTGGTTTTCTCTATAGTTAGAGTGGCTCCCTTTACAATTACAGAAGGAACTTATATTGGTATCATTGCTGCTTTTATTGGTATTTCTGTGGCTATATTAATTGGTTATCAGATTTTTAATGTTATTGAATGGAAAGGTAAGATGCAACAGCTTAAGAAGCAGCAAAATGAACTTAATCTGCAGTCAAATAAGATTAAAACAGAATTAAATGATTTAAAGTTAGATTATCATAAAAAGTTATTGAATATTCTTGTACTTTTTTATAGAGAGCAAAGTTATATTTCTGAAACACAAAAAGATGTTCATAATGGATTATTATATGAACTTAATGCAATCAGAATTTCTACAAAAGTAAAGACAGAAGAGCCAAAATATAGATTTCGTGAATTTATCTTTGATGAGATTCTTTTTTTATCAGTAAATGATTTTGGCTCTAATGATGGAAGTAGAGGTGAAGATTATAAGTCTTTTAAAAAGAAGACTAAGCAACAATTATTAATTATACGGAAACAATGTGATGATTATGTTTCTTCGAGATTATTTCTTGAAATAGAAAATGCATTAAACAAAAGGATAGAATTTCTGGATAAATATATTAATGGTACTGATAGAAGCAACATGCAAAAGGAGAAGTATATAAACGACAAAGAAATTGGTATCTACTATCTGAATTTTAAGATTTTCTTTAAGTCGATTTAGAAAATTCAGAAATTCATTAAGGGTGGAAAGGAGTCTGTTTCTCCCAGTAATTTACTATATTTGCATTACGATAGAATCCATTACTGGTAATAATCAGATAATGTTCTATAGTCGAAACAAACTAATAATCAAATGAGAAAAGTAAAATCTAACCTGTCCAGTACCATGGTAGTTATCGGTACTCTGTTCTTAACTTCGTGTGACAACAAAAGTAATTCCTTTGGAATTATTGGTGGTATAATGGTGTTAATCATGGTGGTGTTCGGCATCATTAGTGCTTACAAAACTTCTTCAGCTCAAAAGAAATCAAGGGATGCTTATGATCTGGGGATTCGGGAACTTCGGGAAAGAGGTTTTGACCTTAAAGATTTCAGGAATGTTGGAACCTATGTCGGTGGGCATCCGGAGATAGATGACAGTAAAGAGAATGTATGTGCTATCAGGCATGATGGAAGTATTTGTTTCTTTACGGGAGTACTCAACCATAGTGTGCCCCAAGAAATCAAGAATAGCCAGATTCCTATTGAGTCTATAGAAGATGTCAAGTTTGAAGATGCTACAACAGTTGAAAAGCGAGTTACGTTGGGTAGAATGCTATTAGTTGGTGTTTTGGCTTTTGCGTTGAAAAAGACAGAGAAAAACGAAATGGCCTTTGTGAATATTGTATGGAAGAAAGGAAAATTTGAAAACGATACAACATTTATGTTTCAAGGACTTGATGCTGCTCAAAAAGCGAATAAAGCAAGAAATGAACTGATGAAAATGTGCGAATAGTAAAATGGTTATAGATATTTTTAGTTAAAGTTTTTATTAATGTTCTTTTCTTGAAAAAAGAAAAGCGAGGAAGTATGCAAGCACACCTCCTCGTGAAAATTAAAATAGTTGATGTAGAAAACTTTCTATCTAAGGCCAGAACTTCTATAAATAATAGCAGATCTTAACCTCCCAATAAATCCTTTTATTCCATTTCTCTATTTTTTTTACATTAATCGCCTTAGATATTTTAAGTGCTCTTGCAGTTAGGCGATTACAAAACTACAATGCACTTTTTTTAAATTTAAACATAATATTTAAATTAAAAAATTTTACGGGCAATGTTGCCCTCATCATTGTGAATTTTATATTCACAACGACTGTTGCAAAGATAACTAAAATCTTTAATATGCCAATAATTTCTTGCTAAATTTTCTTTTATATATTATAAATCGTAACATTGATGCAAAAGATATCTTTATTATCGCCATTCATTTTTATGTTTTTCTTATGTAAGGACTATTGGGACTATTTAGGGAGTAAGAAAATATTTTTCTCGCCTTTTCCTTTGCAGTTTCAGAAAGATTCCATATCTTTGCCATTGCTAACAACAATGAAGTATCATTCCGTAGGGTGACGGTTATCGCTCAGCTATCGTTGGGCTTTTTTTATGCCCAAAATATAAAGTCATTGGCGGTTGCCATTCCGTAACTTTGGTAAGCCCTCGGGTGAAGTCATTGTTGTTAGCAGCGGGATGTGCAGCCGCTTTCTTTTGCTCTCCGCACTGGGCGGTTCCCAGTAGATGCTAACAACAATGCAACATGGAAAATCAAAAATCCATCGAATTCGAGGAGTACTCACATGCTCCGTCTCTGATTTCAGAGAAAATCTCTAATGTGAAGTCTTCAGTTATTAACTGGCTTGACAGTAAGTCGGAGTTTTACAGTCGGATTGCCGACTTCAAAGTAACACATCGACAGGCTATCCGTATCGGCGTTATCTTACCACTTTTGATGATTGTGGCAGGAATAGCTGTTGTCAAGCAGCCAGCAGTTGCTTGTATGGCAGGATCCGTTTCTGCCTGGATTGTCTATCACCTTAATCATCAGAAAGGGGGCCGGAAATGAAGATTGAATTGAATACAAATGCTCTTCAGGCAATTTCTGATGTATGCAATAAGGATGATCTGGCGATGGATGTCCAGTTGATTGATGATACCATTGAGAAGATATTGGATGATGGACCGTGGAATGATGCGGAAGTACTTGATTATGTGAGGGCATTCCACCGTATGAATAGGAATTTAAGGACAATTTTAAAGGCAATGTGATATGGGACAAAAATATGAGGCAACCAGGAGTGAGGAACAAGTTCTGGATTCCTATTTCTCAACTCGTACCAGCAACTCTGATCAGAGTGAAGTGGCGTATTTTGAAGAGGATAAGACAACAACGGAGATTCAGGATGATCTTCAGCCGATTCTCGACATCAAGGATAGTGTGATTGTTGACTATATGCTGAAGAATGGATATGTGTTGAAAACCTTAAAAGACGGATCATCTGTCTGGATGGTCTTCAGAATGAAATAACTGATCTGTACGTTTTATGATTTACGGTAGTCTGCCTGTTGGCCGGTTACCGTATTTTTATTGTAGCAGGTCTGACTTTATCTTTGCTTTTGTAAAGATTAAGCAGATGATTACAATAATTAAAACTCTTTCCGGAAAATATTTTTCATCAAGCGTACCTGATGTGGAGTTTACCATATCAGGTGCTAAAGCCGGTGTGCAGATGTTGGTCGATGGATCGGAGATTTACGGTGAAAATCTTTTTCCGGTAGACGGCAAGATTACACTGTCTGATCTGACTGACCTGTTGACTCCTTATGCCCGGCAAGGCTTGATCGTGGCGTTGGACATCAAGATCAGTGAGAGGGATGATACGGACCAGGAACTTTCAAATGCAGAGATTAATGCTTCAGTGATTTATTGTTGTGTGGACTTCCAGACCAGTAACGTACAGGTCAATGTCTCTGATTTCTGTGACAACCATTTCCTTTCGATATTGCTGGGCCCGAAGATTTCTGCCCCGGGGCGTCTGGAATTCCTTCACTATCTGTCAACGGATGATGCTTCAGTCATAGCAGAGTATAGTGACGGTACAAAAGCGACATTTGTTCCTCCTACCGTCCAGGGGAATGAGAAGTATACGACTATAGACGTTTCTCCTTCCCGTTTTGTTTCCGAAGGCAAGACTCTTGTCAGGGTTACTGCAATTGCCGGTAAGCGGACACAGGAGTTTGATATGGATCCGGAGCAGCCGGACGCAGCACCCATCCTTTTGTTCGTCAATTCCTTTGGCGTAGATGAATTGTTGTACTGTACCGGCAAGCACCAGGTGTCACCTTCTTATACACGTACCACGGCATGGGTCAACGGTAATCTGAAGAATATCAAGATAGAGGAAAAACGGAAGTTCAGTGCTGACACCGGGTATCTTAATGTTGCCATGCAGAACTGGGCGGATGAGCTTTTCCGTTCTGATGATGTCCGCCTGGTTAATATTTATAAAGGTGAGCCTCAGGTGGGTAAGGAGGTTACCCTGAGTGATTCGAAGAGTGAGGTGAGCAACGCAGACGATGATATGGCAAAGTTTACCTTTGACTATCAGTACAGCCAGGCAAACCATAATGTGGTGGAGATTAACCGGGCCGGACGGATATTCGACAATACGTTTGACAATACATTTAATTAACTATGGATAAGAAATATTTGAAGCCGATACACCTTACTGTCATGAGAAAGGAGCTGGATATTGCAAGGATCCGGAGCCAGACGGTCAATCTGAAATGCTGGGAGATCGGAACGGGAAATATCATTGATTATGAGGGCTGGCTGGTAAAGGGCGGACACTGGCGAGGTGGTACTCATAGATTATTGAATCCGGACAACGGTCAGATTAGGATGGTGAGGGACATCTGTATCTTTGAATTCATGGGACATGAAATTTATTTGTGATATGAACAATACAGAAAAAGCAAGAATGAAATATGTCGGTCGGAAGGGTGACAATGAAATCTATGCCGTCGGCGGTGTGGGGTTTGTCAATTCCCGGCAGGCATCGGCGAATGCAGAATATACGGAGAATTCTTCTGAGATATTTGATGGTGATGACGGTACACAGACTTACAAGAATATACACCAGGGGAATCAGTCTTATACTTATGTCCCTTTCGGTGTAGATGACCAACTGCCTTATGAGATCATCAGGAAGGTTGGGGAGAATATGGTCATGGCACAGAACAAACTCTTCAATGTGCTGACCTGTTATGGCCAGGGTATCCGTTTCTTTGACCGCAAGACCAAGCTGAAAACAGATGATGAAGAGATCAATATGTTTGCTTTCCGTAACCAGCTCAACCGGTTCTTTGTAGAACAGGCTATGGATATGAAGTATTTCTACTTCACGGTGACTTGCATCATCCTGGACAACGAGGGCAAGAAGATCGTTCAGATGAGACATAAGGAGAGCTGCTATGTGCGGTTCGAGAAAGCGGATAAATTTGGGCATATCGGGCATGTGTTCTATGCGAACTGGCGGAATTTCGTCAAAGATGATGATATAGAGGTTATCCCGTTGCTGGATGAGACTGACCCGTTCGGTGATCTGCAGATACGTCTGGGGTTTGTACCAGACCCTAAAACAGGTAAAGTGCGTCGACCTGCTGCAGGTGATCCTTTTGGCCGTGCTACACGTAACCGTAAGTTCGCTGTCCTGACCAGATTCCCTACACCGGGATTCCAGTATTACCCGATTCCGTTCTATTCCGCAATTTTCCGTGATGCCTGGTATGATATCTACGAGTTGATAGGCAAGGGTAAAAGAGCAAAGATACGTAATTCTGCCCCTCCCCGGTTTCAGGTGGAGGTCCATAAAGACTACTGGGATAATCTGTGTGATCAGGAGGGTATCACGGACCCGGAAAAGAGAAAGGACCGGATAAAACTCGAGAAGCATAATATTGAGGAATTTATCAGTGGTAATGCTAATATCGGAAAAACCTGGGTAACCGGCTACTATGTGGATCCGGGGAGCGGAAAGGATGTGCGGATGGTCCGGATCTATGATGTGGAGCAGGGTAAGAAGGAAGGTGGTGACTGGAGCGATGATGTACAGGAGGCTTCCAATTCTCTTTGCTATGGAGATAACGTGCACCCTAATCTGGTCGGAGCGACACCGGGCAAATCATCCATGAACAATTCCGGTTCTGACAAACGGGAACTCTTCCTCTTGAAACAGGCCACCGAAACGGCTTTCCATGATGTCATGCTGGAGCCTTTCCGGGTGCTGATCTATTTCAATGGCTGGAATAAGAAAGTTGATGTCGATGTACCGATGATCATCTTGACAACATTAGATGAAAATAAAGAAACTAAAACTGTAAAACCTGATCCAGATGGAAATAACGAAACTGAAGATTAGCCAGACAGACTTTGAGTCTGCTGTTCCGGCAGCGACTACGAAAAACAGTGATGTGTTTGAAGTGCTGTCACCTTCCATAGAGCAGAATGCTCAATGGATAATTGCTACTGTCCTCGGTCAGAAGGGACTGGAAGCGTGCCAGGCAAGTGATGGACCTCTTTCTGACCTGGCGAAAGGGCTGGTTTGCAAATATGCTTTTCAGAACAATATGAGAAGTCTTGACCTGGTTCTGACATCAACGGGATTCGGGATAGTCAGTACTCAGGATACTGCACCGGCAAGCCAGGCACGTGTGGACGCCCTAGAGGAAGAGTTGAAAGTTAATATCCTCCGGACAAAGGACAATCTGCTGACGGAACTGACCAAAGTTGAAGGGTGGAGTGATGAGGAATGTGCACAATTTCAGATTAGCACCGTATTCTATAAGTATGCTCATTTCCTGATGTATACGGGCATGAAAGGAACGTCCGAAAAATGGTTTTCCGTTTATCCATGGATCCAGAATGCTGATTCGTTCCTGAGATCGAAGATCAGTAACAGTCAGATGGATGCTCTGTTAACGGCAATCCATAAGAACAGTCTGAATGATGCCCAGAAGCAGGCGGTCTTGAAAATGAGAAGGATTATCGGTCTGGAAATCTCCGGGCAGATGAAAGGCAACGCCCCCTATCTTGACCTGATGAATTTTCTGGAAGATCATCCGGAAGATTTCAGCGAGTATATGAACAGCAGTGCTTACAGGACTAATCATTATGAACCTTATGAAAACAATAAAGACTCGTCAGTTTTCTTTTTCCAGGGATAAACTGGAATTCCGGGTCCCCGAATCATGGCATGAACTGAATCAGGACCAGTTGCGGTACGTCTTCTTTCTGTTGTCTACATTCGATGATCTGACGGTAATTAAGACTTATATGTTCCTGCGTTTTACAGGCATAGAGGTTGATAAGACTATTTCCGGCGGTGCCCGATGCTATGTCAGGAAGGGAGAAGCAGGTAAACGACACTTTTTCAATCTGGCTACCTGGCAGATTCAGAGTTTGATACATCATTTTGATTTCGTCGGCTCGTGTGATGACATGGATGTGAGGCTGGACAATATCCGTGGGTATCATGCGGTCGACGTTATTTTGAGAGGATTGTGCTTTTCGGATTATCTGAATTGTGAAAAGAACTATCAGAAATTTATCGAAACGAAGCAGCCGAAGTATCTGAACAGGTTAGGGAAAATTCTCTATCGTGATCAGAACAACCGTCCTCCGGAGAAGTTTGATTTGACCAATACGGAACAGACATCTGTCTTTTATTGGTATACGGCCGTGAAAACAGTATTTGCCAGGCAGTTTCCGGATTTCTTTAAACCTGTACCTGATGGCAAGGTGGAGCAGATCTATTTCCTTAAGCTAGCTAATGCCCAGATTCGTGCATTGACAGACGGTGATGTCACTAAAGAGGGGATCGTCGGGTCAATTGACTGTTGGAGAGCACTTACCGAACTGAATGAAAAGGCCAGGGAAGCAGAAGAATTCAATCAGAAGTATGGAACAAATTAATCATTATGGCAGACTTTGATCCGATAGAATATATCGAGAATATGGCAGAGGCTAATAAACTCTGTAAGGAACTTCAATTTGCGACGGTATTTGCATCCGGCCCGGACAATATTGAGGGTATCATGGCCGAATATCGTAAGGTGGAGAATTTTATTGTCATTGATGATACGACGGATAACCACGTACACGCCAACGGCTCCGGTTTTTTTACGAAATCAGTCTACACGGTCTGGATCCTGGCAGGGTATAAATATAATGATTCCAATGACCGTAAGAAGAAAATGAATCTTTGCAGGACGATTTTCAAGCAGTTTCTCTCAAAGATGGTCAGTGATAAGGCACGCATGGTCTATGGCCGTGGAATGTATTATATGAACATTGAGAACATCTATTACCATGAACTCGGACGGTATAGCTTTAACGGTGCAACGGGGCTGTACTTCATGGTGGAGAATGATGTTCCGACCAATTTAGTCTTTAATGCCGATGAATGGGAAAACGTTTGAGACTCCTGTCAAACAGGATGATCTGAATAAATACGAAGTTGGCTGGACCAAGGAGATGATGGCCTACTGGAGG